AGAGCCGTCGGCAATTTGAGCCGAAGTTGACTTAAGAACAAATGCCAGATCGTCTGATCCAACTGTTGGGTTGTCGGAACCAGTGTAGGCGTAGACGTTACCGGAGTTGGAGGCACCGAACTTGACGAAGACGGTTTTGTTGCGAAGCCATTCAGCTCCTTGGTCTGCGTCACTAGCGCGTGACCATGCGCCTGCTGCAACGACGTAAATGCCATTCTCGGAAGCGTCGGTCTGGTTGTCGACCAACACCCTGTCACCAGCAGACAAGGCGTACCCGTCAATGGTTTGAGTGCCGCTAAGAGTAATGTTGGAGTCGGTTTCCGCAGAAACAGGAGCCCAGAACACACCAATACCAGCAGTAGCAGTGTCAACGTAACTCTTGTTTACACCGTCAGTGCTAACGGTTGGGGTGCCAACGTTGACAAGCTTGTTAGAGCCAAGGTCAAGGTTTCCAGCCAAAGTGCTGGCGCCGTCAAGACGAGTGTAAAGACTTGCAGCGGACGTAGCTTCCAGGGCGTCCTGGGCGTCAACATAAGCTTTTACAGACTGCTGAGTCGGAACGTACTCATCGCTGTTTGTGGCGAAGCTGTCTTCGTCAATTGTCTTGACCTTGATACTTCCGCTGGCAAATTCCAGGAAGGAATCCGCAGAAGCTGAAACGTAGGTAACGTTGGAGCTGTTTGCGTCTGGGATGGCAGTACCATCTCCGTGCTGGTCGTCTGCTGCGGTGATGTACTCGAAAGCGTTTGAGCTGTCAAGAGTAAATGCAGCAGTATCGTCGACCAAGCTCTCTGTTTCGAGGTCAAAAGCAGCGGAACGATACCAGGCCGTCCAGTAACCGCCTTCTACCTTTGCAACCCACTTGTTCTTAGCCGCGTTTTGGAACACGTAGAAGGGGTGAAGGGAAGCAGTACCAAACGCCACGCTGGACATTGAGTCCGTAGGAACACGGATAATGGTAGTGCCAGGATAGACAGCATAAGTGCCGCCGAGATCTTCTGTGTTTGTGGCGGTAAAGTTGCTACCGTTGGAAACGTATCCGACAAGGTTTGTACTGGTGCCGTTCAACGCGCTTATAAAGCTAGCGGCGTTACCAGTGGCAGAGCTAAGGTCAAAAGCCTTCCAGCTGGAAGTTGATTGACAATAAGCTACAAGGATTTCGCGGGTGGCGTTCCAGTAGTAGTAATGGAAAGCACCTCCGGCAGTTCCGTTGAACCATGTGTAATCGTCACCTGACGGATTAAAGAAGAAGCCGGTATGCTTGAGAACGGAAACTTCGCCATCGAAAGGTGAGCCTAGGCCACTCAACGTAAGAGTGTACTCTGCTTCTTTCTCGATGTCAAACTCAACCTGAGATCCAGACTGAGAGCCGTGAGCCTTGAGATTGACGCCACTGCGCTTAACAACAGAGTAAGTGTCGTTGTGGTTGCTGTCGGACATGCCGGACAGAGTGAAACTCTCAAGAGCGCCTGCCCCAGAAGCCAGAGTGATGTCGAGAGTGTCGCCAGTGAAAGACAGACCGTTACCAGCGGTAACAATGTTCTGCTTGCTTTCTACAGCGTTCTCAAGTAAAGTAAGAGCTTGCTTGATTGTAACATTGTCGGCAATAGTGGTGCCAGCAAATGTCCCAAGACTGACGGCGCCAGCTCCAGCGCCTGTAAGTGTTTCTAAATCGTCTACATCGAGGTCGGCTTTAGTAGTCGGGTCGATGTCGTTAAGGAAGTCCGCGATACGAATCTTCCTGGTCTCGTAGGTTGCACCATTATCTGTCGTGTAAGACAGCATCAACAGAGAGTCGTCTGTTGTGTCAGCAACGCCCGAGAAATTGGAGACCTTAAAAGAGGCCATTGTTTCTCCTAGCTAAGTGAAGAGGGGGGAACCCTCCAGCTAGGCTTCCTCTTTTATTCCGGCACAATGGTATCAGGTGGGTCTATTGTCCGAACTTGACCTGTAGTTTTATCAACAACGACTAAATTGTAGTCTGCGGGCTCCCCATCAGCCCCGGTAGCCCCTTGAAGGTTTCTGATGTCCGAAATCTTTGCTTCTAGTGCCGAGAGTCTTGCAGCAGCCTCTGCAGGCAGCTCGGAAGGCTTCAGCTTCCAGGCAGAGCCATCCCACAGGTACTGTTCGTACAATTCCCCATTCGCCGGGGCTGGAGGGAAGTTGAAAGGCATCAGAGGCCTGCCTCTAGCTCCTTACAAGCTGCCAGGATCTCAGCCTTTGGTAAAGAATTCTTGAGGTCCTTGCCGTTGTCCATTGCCCAGTCAAGAAGCTCGGCCTTAGTCATGCCGTCAAGGTCATCCTCTTCTGCCTGTGGCTCTTGAAGTGAATCCAATGAGTCATAAGCGGTACCACCGGCTTCGACGACAATCTCAGGCTGTTTTTCGATTGGCTTGCGAATCTCGACCTTCTCTCCTTCCTCTACATAACCAGCCTCCGAAAACTCTCTAGCCTGGACGCTGTAGTAAGCAGCGAGACGGGAGTCACCCTTAACGTACCATGTCGGCAGCTTCTTGAGGTAGGCCATTTTGTTTTAACAAGACCCCCTAGTATTCCTAGACATGAAAAAGGGGCTCAAGGCCCCTTCTTGTTTAATTGTTAGGCAAGGATCAGCGCTTAGGGCCGTCAACCAATTCGTAGAATACGCCGCCGACAGTACCAGCAGTCAAGGCGTAGGAAACGTTGTTGCTAGCGTCGCAAAGGGCGCCACGGATGTGAGCAATGCCCACGCCGTTAAGGTCCAGATCGCCAGCCTCGGTGATGACAACGTCTTGGCCGCCCAAGGATACAGTCGCGTCGCCACCGGAAAGTCCGATCACGATTACGCGGATGGTCTTAGCGTTTGCAAGGGTTGTTGCAGCGGCAGTAGGTGAAGTGGTGATTTCGCACTCAGCGTCAAGGTTAAAACCTTCGCGTGGAAATAAGCCAGTGGAACGTGCAGCCATGATTAAAACTCCTAGTAGTTGTAGAGAGATAGGAAATGCGACCCTACCAGAGCGAGGTCGTTACATACTATTGTACCGAATACAAGAAAAGGGGCTCAAAGGCCCCTTGACTCTATTCAGTTGTTAGCCGTTATCAGACGGCAGCAGTTGCGTCAACGCCAGCGAGACGTGCTGCAGCGCGACCGTTGATCAGCGCAAGACCGCAATACCATTCGACGCGGGTGATCATTTGAGGCTGGCTGAATGATTCGCCAAGCTCACGGACGGAAACACCGCCGTTCTGGATTCCGGTCAGAAGGTCCTGGCCGAAGGAAACCACGTACATGTCCTGTGCGGCAGGGTTGCTGTCAAGGATAGCAACGTTCTTGTGGTCACGATCAAGCTCAAGGACGCGAACGCCACCGTAGGAGAGCTGCTGATAGCCGAACTCGTTACGTGAAATTTCGATCTGGCCGTTGTTACGAGCAAGCTTGCTCAACTGACGACGTGCAGACTTCGACATTACAAGGTACTTGCTACCGCCGTTAGCGTCACAAGCGTCGATTGCTTCGTCAAGAACGCCAAGGTCAAGAGCACCGCCGCCGTTAGCGAAGTACTGTGAAGAACCAGTAGCGATACGAGCGGCAAGGCCGTCGAACTCGGAAGGGGACTGGTTGGAGTCGCCGTTGATGAACTGAGCTTCCCATGCCAGGCGCATTGCGCGAACGCGGCTCTGAACCTGATAAGCTTTGGCTTGTGAGCCTTCCATGTCGATGATGGCACGGTCGACCTTGATGTCACCGCCGAAAAGCTTCAAGCTTTCAGACTGCTGTGATACCTCAGCGTAGCTCTCAGCAAGAGCGCCGTTGTAGTTACGGAATCCCACGTCGGGAAGACTCTCTTCACGCTTCCAGAAGAGGCCGTTGCCATCAATATTCCGGAAAGGAAGGGCTTGCAGGAGAGGACCAGCGGCCAGTTCAGTTACGACTGCCAGTTCCTGAGGAGTGGAAGCATGCTTTTGAGCTTCCAGAAGAGTTAAAGCCATTTTGAAAAACTAGATAAGTGAACGAAGATTGGGTGTTAGCGCTTTTGGAATCATCACGATTACATCAGCAATCGCACCCTCCAGTCCACTCCATCTCAGAGTTTCCCTTCTGGGCTGCTATCAATATGATTCCGAAACGCTTTATTCCAAAAGAAAAGGCCCAAAAAGGGCCCAGAGATTTTGTTTAACAGATCAATTTACTTCCAGGCTTCCTGGAACATCTGATCAACGGTCAGCCCACTAAAGTCCTGAGTAACCACACCGTTGGCATCCGTTCCTCCGTAGCCAATACCAGCACCTGCACCCTTGGCGCCCTTGAAGAAGGTGCCGTAAATGGGGTGAGACTTGTAGCCAGCAATGAAGCTGTCAGCAGAAATGCGCTTACCAGACTCTTTATCAAGTACTGGGTCACCGCCTGCGTCTACGACAGTAAGAGAGCCGTCGGCCTCTTGACGGAAAGAACCACCAATCTGTTGTGCCATCATGTCGAAGAAGCTCACACCGTCAGCCGCGTCTGTGCGACCGCCAGCAGCGTAGAACACTTTCTCAAGAGCGTACTTCTTCTG